GCGGAGCGCACCATCTCGTCGTTGATCGAGACGTTGTTCTCCTTGGCCATGGCTTCGGCTTCCTGCCGAGCAATAGCTTCTGCGACCAGTCGCCCTTCCTCGCCCAACAGGGCCGTGCTGCGCTGGCGTTCCTCGTTGACCTTGGCCAGTGCTGCGGACAGATCACCGATGCGCTTCTGATAGGCTTCCGTGCCAACATCTTCGATCAGGCCACCAGAGCCACCCGTAGCCATGCCGTCGATCGTGGCAAGCTGGTTTTTAATGGCCTGTTGGTTCTGGAGAATGACCAGTTCTTTTTGCAGCGATTCCAGATAACCGGAAGACGACGGTGCCTCCCGCTTGTCGACCAGCATTTCACGGGCCAATGCGAGACGCCGCGTTTCGCTTTCGATCTTGGCAGTGATTTCGGCAATCTGGCTTTCGATCGAGGTCGGTTCAAGCGCAACTTCGATCCCGCGAGCAATCCTGGTGATGCCGTTGGCGAAGCCGTCCAGCAAGTAGATGGCCCCCGCAATGACCCGGGTATCGGCCAGTTTGGAGATCGACTTGTCCCACACGCTACCGAGAGCGGCGAAGGCGCGTGACCAGGCTCCGACTTCCTGCGAGCCCTGTTGCACTGACGACTGCAACGCGGCGAAGGCTGCGTCCTGCGCACCGGCAGCATCACCCGCATCATACATCGCCCGGATCGATTCAAGCTCGGAAGCCGTGAAGATGTTCAGTTGCTCATCAAGAGCGCGTATCCCGTCGAAGCCATTCAGGAAGGCTTCCGACAACTGATCGACAGACTCCGGCAACTCGTCACCGGTCAGTGCCGACATCTGCTTCGCCAGCTGCATGAACTCGATCAGACGATCCGACCGGAAGCCCTCTTTCACGAGCTTGACCAGTCCGTCCTTGGCTTCCTCTGCGGAGAAACCAATCTCGGTCAGTTCCAGTGCGATCTGCGTCAGTTCCTGAGAGGTGTATTGTCCACCGTCAGCAAGAGCGCCAAGCGTCGTCTGGAAGGTCGAAGAGAAGGTGCGGATATTACCTTCGAGTTCCTTGATCCGCGCAATCGGGATGCCGAACGCTACACCGAATGCGGCGATCGCCGGAATGGCGGTGAAGAACAGTTTCGTGAACGACGGGAAAATCTGCAGCACTTGCCCGAGTTGCTGCGCGAGGATCTGCACCGGCTGCTGACCCATGGCCAGGCCGCTGATGATGTCGTTCCCCTGATAGGCAAGGTTGGTCAGTTGCCACGGTTTCAGACCGAACAGCGCGGTCTCCTGGCGCTCACCCCTGACACCCTGATCGAAACCGCCGCGGCCTGCCGGTGCAAGGCGGGTGCTTGCAGCCTGCCGACGCATGGATGCGGTGGTGGCGTCCATTGCCACCTTCTGCGCCTTCTGTGCAGCCGTCACCTGGTTCGAGGCATTGACGACCTGCTGCGTAGCCGGGGCAAGATCGAGCGCCTCTGTCGTCGCCATCTGCATCCCGTCAGCGGCACGGCTGAATGCAAGAAAGGTGCTCTGCGATGCGCCGTTGAGACGCTGAATGGCTGCTTGAGTCTCGACGATCTCGGTCTTGGCCGCGCGGGCCTTCTCGATCTCTTCTGCCGCCTTCCGACCATTGGTCAGACCAGCCGCGCCGCGCTGTGCGTTGTTGTAGCGTTCGGCGGCAGCGGTCGCTTCCCGGTACGTCGCAGAGGCATCTTCCAGTTGTTTGCGCAACCGCGCAGCAGTGGTCGCGGTCGTGTCCATCGCATCGGCCGACTGCGAGAACGCCTTGAAACTCCCACGGGCATTGGTAGCCATGTTGCGGAGTTCGGCGGAGTAAGCCGAGTACGCAGCTTTGGCTTCCTGAGCCCGACCGCGAGCCAGCACCAGATTGGCTGCAAGTTGCCGGGTAGCGGACGCACCACTTTCGCCAGCGGCTTGTGCCGCCTTCAGAGCGATAGCGTAGCCTTTGGCTTCAGCGCTTGCGGCCTTGAAATCCCGTTCAGCTTTTCGGATGTCGCCGGTCAGATCAAGTTTGGCTTGCTGTCGCTTGGCCAGGGCACTGATCGCACCTTCAGCATTCTTCAAGACTCTGGAATATTGGTCCTGCGCCTTGATGACGAGGTTGATGACCTTTTCGTTCGCCGCCATCACTTTTCTCCGATCAGAGCCTTGATCTGCTTGTCGAACGCCTTGGCATTCGTCTTGTTCGCCTGCTTCGTGAAGTGCGGGCTCGGTATGGATGAGATTGCCATTCTCACCAGCATGGCGGTGGTGGCGAAGCTGGCATTCTCACGCTCGACGACGATCTGCGATTCAACCCACAGCAGACCCAGTGGATACGACCAAGCCTCCTGATGACCATTGGCCAAAAGGAGGCTGACCTGCCGACGCAGACCATGAACCCACTGCGTCAGGCTCGGGGCAGGAGATCCGCGGCGCCTGACATCATTCGTGTCACGGTCTCCAGGAACTTTTCCACGCCGCCCTCACCGGCAAACGTGAGGCGGATGATCTTCTCCAGAGCTTCCACTTGCACCGGCAGCGGAAGGAGCGCGGCCTGACGCCACTGATCCGGTTCCCCAACACCGCAAGCGATGATCTGGAAGGCCAGCGGTCCTGCCCGATCAGCAAGCGTTACCGCGAGCCCTTCGACAGACGACGCTTCGATGCCGCCATTCTGAACCTTCGAGAAAATCTCTTCGAGTCCGGACTGGTTGTTGCGAACCAGGAAGATGATGGAGTCGAGGCCGAGGCCCCGGACAACGAGGTCTTCGTTGCCGGGAACCTGGACCCGTTCGGATGCGATCACGAGGTTGCTGAGACCCATTCCGATTACCCCTTAGACGATCGCTCGCCCGTCCGCGTAGAGAAGCTTCAGGTCGCCCAGCACCAGCGCCTCGATCGTGAACGGCAGCGACATCCATTCATCGGTGATCAGGCTCACGTCGCCGTTCGAGCGGATCTTCACCCACGGCAGCAGGTAGTCGATCTTCGCACCGATCGGGCTGCGCGAGATGAACTTCAGCGCGCCTTCGATCTGCTCATCACCGGACAGAATGCGCTGGCGGGTCGAAGCGGTGATGTTGAAGGTGACTTCCACGTCGTCACCGTCAAGGATCGTGCCGCCCGGCAGGATGGTGATGGTGCCAAGATCGGCATCCAGCGTGTAGTCGGTCCCGAGCGTTTTTGCCGTGACACCGACTTCGACCACAACCGAAGCCACCTTGCGGGCACCGCTCGGGTTGGTCGGCGTGACGCCAAGCTGGTACATCATCCCCTTCTTCACGTCGGTGAAGGTGTTGACGACTCCGGTCTGCGAAGTTGCGGTCAGGGTCGACGCTTCGCCCATGAAGAACAGCGCCAGGTTGTCTGGGCGAATGTCTTCGCAGTTGATGGTGCCGCCAAGACGGCGCTCGATAACGACCGACTCGTCCTTTTCGCGCAGACCGGACATCGACGAGAAGTGTTCCAGCTCGTCGGTTTCCATGTTCAGCGTGAACTCGGGGCAGTTGCCCAGGAGACGGTAGCCCTCGACGACCTGCGTCCCGGTCTTGAACTTGCCGAAGTAGACTTCGCCCTTCCCGAGCGTGAGGTTTTCAGATGCCATTTTTCGCACTCCTTGCGGGTTTTGCACTTATAACGTGAAACTTAGGTTCACGCAACAAAGGGGTTCTCCAGGTCTTCCACCATGGTCAGGGTCAGTGACAGGAAGAAGTAGGAGGTCGTTGAGACCTCGCTGTCGGCCGGTCGAACGACAGGCGCTTCCATCTTGATACCGGTTACGCACGGCATGTCGCCGCCAAGCCCGAGCAGGTTGTATCGGTCCTTGCGGGCCTTGATGATTGCCTTCTGAACATCCGCAGCCAGCACATAGGCGGGGTCCGTTCGGTTCACGGGATCGTCTTGCACGAACCCTTGAATGAGGATCTTCCAGTCGGACTTTGCCCCGGTATCCCCGCCGCTGGCATGGTCCAGAGCGTTTGCGCGGAAGTCCTCAAGGATGCTGATGAACGGAAGGTTGTCGCTCGCCCCGAACACATCGCGTCCGCGAAAGACCCTCTCCGTCAGACGGCCCGCACTGTCAGCGTAGTCGGACAGATCGCTTTCGTATCCGTTTGCCGGCGTGACCGTTTTCAGCAGGTCCGTGAGCTGGCGAAGCACCTTGAGACGAAACGGGATCATGCGATGTCCTTGACGATGAGTAGATGAATGAAACCTGGATTGGGGAATGTGATGATCTTGCCGTCAGCAAGCGTAACCTCGAACTCGATGCGATATTCGTCAGGCGTGTCGGTTTCCCCCGCGCCCCACTCATACTTCACTCGCTTCTCATCAGCATCGACCACGATCACGGGACCACGGCTGACTTTGACGACGCCCTTGCTGTCCACCATGTTCATTACGACCGTAGCGCCCGCCAGGCTGAAGCTGGTCGGAGAGGTCAGTTGCGCCTCAAGATCGTAGGTATCGCCGCTCTTCCTGGTGATCTTCATGCCAGCCTCACATCGGTTGCGACATCGGTCGCAGTCGCACTATTCGCACCGACCAGAACCGACACGACGGTTTCGCGAGAGATCGCTACAGCGTCCGTCCACTTGGTCGTGATTACCACGTTTGTCGTGCTAATGCTGCCGGAATCTTCGGAAGGGAGTCCCAGAACCCCGACTCCAAAAGACGCGGGATAGGTGATCAGACCTTCAAACGTGAATTGATGAGCCTGCCCGACAGACACAGGACTTGCGGCGCCACTGTCGGTAGCGAGTGCATCGACCCCTAGCGCGTGGTTCTGCGATCCGGTCGCACTACCAATATCGGTAGGGGCACCGCTCAGATTGGCAGCAGTCAGAGTGTGCGACTGACCGATAGACGCCGTGCCAATGGCCGCGGCAGCGCCCGGGACCGACACAGCTACAAGAGCCTGAGACTGGTCGAGTGCGACAGTCCCTAGATTGACTTGAGCGGTGGTAATGCTCTCCGCACTTGCCAATACGATGACGCCGAGAGACGGACTTCCCATCGCGGCATCAGAACTTGTCACCGACAAGACGGTCAGTCCGTGCGTCTGGTCAAGCGCGGGAGAACCCGCCACTGCCACCGCACTATTAAATCCGACAGCCCCGAGCGCATGGTTCTGACTCAGAGGTACGTCGCTGAATGTCGGCACTCCGGTCGTCAAAGACGCCGCGGACAAGCCGTAAGACTGACCCACGGTCGGGGAACCGAGCGTGACGGTGGTTGCGCTTAGATCAGAGGCAGCGAGCGTTTGAACCTGAAGCAAGCTCGGGGCGCCCACTGCTGCCGATTGCGCAGACAGGTCCGAACAAGCGATAGCCTGTGTTTGGGTAACGAGCGGTTCCCC